TGTTGAGGGCACAAACCCGATCGCCAACGAGCATGACCACCAGGTCATGAACGAGCTGAAGGCTGTCGCGAAGGACGTGAACCACGCGTTCTGGAACGGTGAGTACAACAAGCCTGCCGACAACACGACCGCACGCAAGACTCGTGGTCTGTTGCAGGCAATCACCACCAACCGGATCGTGTACAGCAACGGCGGCGTCGAACTCGGCGCAACCGTGCCCGGCACATCTGCGACCGACACCATCACGATGACCCACAGTTTCACCGCTGGCGACAAGGTCGTGTTCACTGCTCGCGGTGGCCTCACGAGCATCGTCATCGGTCGGGTGTACTTCGTGCAGTCGGTGTCCACAACCGTTTCCTTCAAGATCGCGGCAACTCTCGGTGGCGCAGCGATCACGGTCGGCACCGGTACAGGTATCAAGGCCATTCCGGTTTCGACCTCTGCCCCGGTGCTCGACACGTACAACTCGCTGTTCCAGCGTGCGTACGACAACGGTGGGCTCGGTGACGTGGTCAACGCCACCATCGCGTGCAACTCCTCGCAGAAGCGGAACCTGACCGCCACGTACGCCTCGGCATACGCGAAGTCGGACCCGCTGTCCGGTACCCGCAACGTGGGTGGCGTGAACCTCACCACGATCGAGACGGACTTCGGAACGCTCAACATCATGCTGGACCGCCAGCTCCCGCAGGATGCTCTCGCGATCGTTTCGCTCGAGCAGCTTGCACCGTTCTTCCTCGAAGTTGAGGGCCAAGGTCACTTCTTCGAAGAGCCTCTGGCCAAGGTCGGCTCTGCGACTCGTTCGCAGCTGTACGGCGAGATCGGTTTGGAGTACGGCAACGAGAAGGCTCACGCCCAGCTGCGTGGTCTCCCGGTCTTCATCTAGACCGCTCTGAGCGGGCGACTGGTCATCTGGTCGCCCGCTTCCTTCCCCACAGATCCAAGGAGTACATCTTGTCCAACACGTTCAAGTCTGTCGGTAAGCCGACGACGTTCATCACCGTCGACGAGAGCTGGGAACAGCTCCCGAACCCGGGCGACTGGGAACTCGTCGTCAAGCAGACCGCCGCTGAGAAGAAGAAGGCTGACAAAGCTGCCCTCGAAGAGGAAGCCCAGCGCATCGCTGAACTTCCCATCCACGTTGGTGAAACGGTCAAGCTCAACGAGACGGCACTTGCTGCTGCGATCGATGTCCCTGACGCAACACCTGAGGCACTCGACAAGGCCACTGCCTGGCGCGGTCTTGTTGTTGAGGTTCGCCGCGACGAGGACACTGACACTGATGTGGCTGTTTTTGACGACGGAACACACCTCAGCATCATCGACACGCTCGAGGTTGTACCCGCCGAGTAACCCTCGTGGGGTCGCGGCAGATCCTCCCTGTCGCGGCCTCGCACCCTCTCCCACTCTCTCTGATCGGAGCATCATGGCCCGCATCACACATCCGCGCCCGCAGGCCGGTAAGCAGACGTTCCTCGGCGTGACCTTTCATGACGGGTTCGCTGAGGTTGCTGATCTCCACCCAGAGGTTCGTGCGGCGCTCGTGCTTCACAAGTTCACGATCGATGACGCTGAGCGCCCCGTACAGCCGTCGAAGCGTTCCCGCAAGGGAAAACCCACGAAGCCCAAGAAAGCCGCTGAGGTCATCGTCAGCACACCAGCCGACCCCGATTCTGTCAATGAAGGCCCGTTCGGGATCGTAGAGATGCTTGACGGCACGATCATCGGCGACGGCAAGTCCCTCGCGACCCTCCCCTCCGACTGATCATGGCCGACACCCCAGCTCTGCCTGACGGCGGTTTCGTCGAGAGAGAGCCCGGCGAGTTGTCGTGGGCTGAGCCGGAGAACGGCTGTGGCTACTTCATCCCAGCAACCACCGCCATTCATACCCGGAACCTTGCAATCTTGGCAGCAGCAGACATCAAAGCCGCGGCCCGCACTTCCGCTGCGCTCATCCGTGCACGACTCGACAACGACGAGGAATAGACCATGGCTCAACGTGTATACGCCACCGCGATCGACTACGCCGCACTGGCCGAGGAGCCTGCCGACGTTGAACTGCCCGTCCTGAACAAACGACTCCGCGCGGCATCCTCCGAGGTCGATGGCCTCACCCGCCTCTCTCGGTACGACGTCGACGAGGACAACTTCCCCACCGATGCCACAATCTCCGATGCGTTCAAAGAAGCGACATGCGCGATCGTCGAATTCTGGGAAGAAACCGGCGATGTGCACGGTGCTGATGCTGCACAAGGTGCGGTGAAGATCGGTTCCGTGTCTCTCGGCACCACCAGCAGCACCCAGCAGGGTCTCAGTCCTCGCGAGAAGCTTGTTCAGCGCATCGGTGAGTCTGCTGTGACCATCCTCACGAACGCGGGCCTGATTTCCGCGACCGTCTACCACTCGTAGGGGGCACTCGTGACTCGGCTCAGCAAACGTCACCTTCCGCACCGCATTATCGTCACCCGCCTTGCTGGTGAGGGTGCTGAGGGCGTCGAGTACGCCACCCCGGTACCGGATGTGCCCGCGTATGTGGAGCAGAAGTCGAAGCTCGTGGTCGACCGCCGCTCATCCTCCCCCACGGTAGGGCAGGAAATCACCGCCGCGACATTCGTTGTGCTGCTCACTGCGAATGATGTGCTGCCCGCGTCAAAAGTCACCGTGTGGGCTGGCACTACGCGCGAACGTGAAGCCGAAGTAATCGACTCATCCTTTTTCGACTACCCGAGAACACCGAGCCATGTGGAGATCTGGGCGACATGAATGACATCAGCGCACAAGTCACCGTCACCCTCAACTTCAATGCCGTCACCGCAGAGATCCTTATGGGTGCTGTGCGTGGGCAGAACATGGCTGGCGAACGTGGGCTCGCGCTCTCCTCGCAACAGGTCCCGTTCGACAATGGCGACCTTTCGGAGTCCGGGCAGGTCGTCAACGCTGAGCAAATCGGCGACACGACACAGATCGTCTACGACCGCCCCCAGGCTGCACGCCTCCACGAGCACCCCGAATACAACTTCTCGACCGACAGCAACCCCGGCGCCAAGGGCAAATATCTAGAAGACCCGATGACGCAGAACGTCGAGGAGCTCCGAAAGATCGTTGCTAAGGAGGCTGGCGGTGCCTGATTCCTACCTAGTCCTATTTGAACGTGGCCTTGCACAGCACCTCGACGACATCGAACTTGGCCTGTACAAGCCCAACGCTGTGTATACCCCGGCTGAGGCAACACTTGAACGGCCCGCGATCGTCTCCGGCCCAGACCTGCCCACCACCCTCGACAACGTCATTGCGCTCACCACCCTTGATCCGATCCGTGAAGGCCGGGCGAACTTCACGCACCGCATCCAGATCCTCTCCCGCCTCAAAGGCACAAAGGTGCAGGCCAGCAACCTCGCATGGAAACTTGCGACCGCCCTCGACCACAAACAGGGCATCCCGTCCGGGTTCAACGTGTCGTGGGTGTCGCTGTTCTCGCAGCTGACCTTCACGAAGGACAGTAACGGCCGGTACTCCACCGCGCAGACCTTCTACTTCAAAGGTCGCCGCCCGCTCGCCTGAGCACACACAGACCGCCCCTCTCTGGAGGGGTTCGCCGGCATGCCCGGCATCCCCCATCAATTCAAGGAGCAAATATGTCCGACCAGACGCTTTACAACACGACCGCCCAGACTGAGGGCAGCCTTCAGCTCGCCCACGAGAAGATTCTCCGCGTCAAGCGTGGCGGTGTCTTCGAGAACATCACCGGCGACTGCAACAACATCAACGGGCTTCCCACGGATGTTACTCAGGGTCGCGAGAACTACGGCAACAAGACCACTCAGTCGATGGAGAAGATTGGCGAAAACTGGGTCATCACGACCGACGTTGAAGCCGTCCGCGACGAAACCGGTGCGATTGCACAGCCGTGGCTCATCGCCCTGCTCAACATTGCCAAGTCGAAGGGTGCCGCGAACAAGGTCGACGTTCAACTGTTCGATGGTAAGGACGAGAACCTTCCCGCGATCGAGGGCAACTTCTCCGTGTCCGTCGCACCGCTGAAGACCGGGTTCGCGGAGTCTGGCGGGTACAAGTTCACGTTCACCTCCAACGGTGTCGTGGATTACATCACCTCGCCGATTGCAGGCACCGGTGAGCCGATCACCGAATCAGTGTCGCCGGCATCTGGTGCAGCGGTGGGCGAGATCATCGTCCTCCGCGGTTACAAGTTCACCGGCACCACCGGTATCACCATCGACGGTGCTGCTGTCGTGGAGTTCACCGTGTACGACGACAACACCCTCGCGGTTCTCGTCCCGGCCACCGTTGCTGGTCCAGCTCCGATCATCGTCACGAACGCGACCGGTGCCTCGGCAGCGTTCGCGTACGTCGCAGCGTAGAACCCTCCCCGGCGGTGGCCTAACCGGTCTCCGCCGGGTGACCACCCTTCCCATCACTGCAAGGAGCACACCCACTAATGACCATTACCGCCGCCCAGCAAGGCCGCGACCTTCACATCACGGTGATCGGCATCGATCAGCCGTTCATCATCAAGCCCCTCCCTGGGCGTGCAGGTATGCAGATCACCGACACGTACCTCAACGGGGCAACCGGTGCTGCCACCAGTGAGCAGATGACTGATGCTCTGGCCATAGCCGTCGACGGCGCAATCCTCGACGGTGAACTGTGGGTACCGCTACCGCTCGACGAACGCCATGTCGGGAACCGGATGGGACTCGAGCTGTCGATCCCCGAAACGGAATCTGTTGCGCTCGCCGCCATGTTCTGGCAAACGATCCTTGGTGTGTCTGGTGTCAACGCCTACATCGAAGGCGGTGAAGGCCTTGCTGGAGGGGTAAAAGCACTCTGGGCGCTGGTCGCACGTTTGGGGCTCTCACCCTCGCGGACATCGCCCAGTTCGGCATTGGAAACC